TTGTAAACAAGGCCGGCTGTGAACCGTACTGGCCGAAAGCAATCGTGACCTGATGAACCTTTAAATTCTCCCAGGATGGATCCGTGTAGCTCTGTTTGATACCTGCAATATTAAAAGTGATCGTGCTGCCTTTCTTTTCTATGGAGCACGTCCGGACCGGAACAAAGTTCTGGCCGTTCTTATTGACGATTGTCCACCCGAATGAGCCATTGTGGTAGCTCAGATCGATGTTTGTGGCGTAAACAGAATTACCAACATAGATACGCTTTGTAGCTTTCGTTCCGCCGGCACTTTTCATGATTGATACACCGGCAACGATTTTATGAGGGTTGCTGTCCGTGTTGATCAGCATCATCTGAAAGATGCCTCTCTCATTGCCCGCTGTTTTGGATGTTCCAATGCTCATCAGCTGCTTCCACTGCATACGGAAATTAGCAGAACCAACCACTCCGGATGCATCTGCTGGAAGTACACGGGTAATGGTCGGTCCGTGCCACTGCGAACCGGATCCATAGTTACCGGCCGTCAGGATATTAATTGCCCCGGCAGCCATTGTCTTCACAGAACCTACCTGTACCCAGGCAGAAGAGCCCGCAACATCCCCGCTGTTCTGTCCCCAGCCGCTTGCTGCAGATGCGTTCCATGATGTAAAAGATTGATTAAATAACGTCTGGGACGCCGGAAAGCTTTCACCTTCAGTTTCTTCCGGATCCCCGAGCTGGATAATGTGTGCATTATCATTTAAAAAAGCAATGTAACCGCAGTCACCGTCATCAATGGTTGCTTCCAATGTCGGAAAACTCTTATATGTGCCTTTGTAATCAATAACAAAAGTTGTCCCATCATCCTCATTGGGTGAGGCCTCATATTCCTGCAGTGAATATTTAAAAGGATCAGAACATATAAAAGAAAACTCACCTCGCACAGTGTTTCTACCCGGTGTAACGTCTTCGATGCCCGACAGCGTTCCTCTGAAAAACTTATCCGATTCATCGGCGAATACAAGCAGTGACTGATCAACACTTAATATGGTGTTCAATTGATTGAAGGCTGCTCTGAAGGCAGCGTTATCTGCTGCCTCAAGAACATATCCTACAGTAATCGTCCTTTCCGGGTAACGACTGTAACGGAAGTCTGCACCGTCACGGCTTTCAACGGTCTGTGTCGTTACGGCTTTGTTTAACATCTCTCGCCCTTTTACATAGAGCGTCCGATACCCCTGAATTTGATCTTCTATATATTCTCCATTGATCATCAGGGCTTCAGAGGGCAGTGTACTGCCGCTCTGATACTCATTGACATCTATAAAATCATACATAACTGCCCTCCTTATCTGATACCCTGTTTACGGTTTCTGTACTTCTGTCTCTTTGCCAGTTCCGCCTCTGTATACGGAGCTGTCACTGTGGCCACTTCTTTTCCGTCAATCTCAACCGGCACATAAATCACATACTCGGCTGAATCATTGTAAAAATATTCGTCGTTCAGTGTGGTATCCCATCCAGCAAGTGCCATTTGGGGTACATTGACCGCCGGTATAGAAACCAGATCAGACGCTGCTTTCCATGCGTCTTTGGTCAGATTTTCAATACCATTCGTAAAACCTTCACCGAAGTATTCACCTAACTGATAAGTCAGTTTAGACGGGCTGTGGATCATGGCCTTCGCCCTGATGGCACGTTCTGCCTGTGCAACAAGTGCGTTGGCGGCTGCCCTGACATTGCCAAGCTGACTCCAAATACCATTTGCCAGACCTTGCCCAATATAAGCACCGTATTGATACGTGCTGACATTAGATAACGCTGAACGGACAGCGCTCACCAGTCGTCTGGATGCGCCAGATACAGCTCCGGACTTAGATGATATCGCTGATGCGAAGCTCTGGCCAATAGTCTGACCGCTTGTCCGTGCACCTGTAATTGCCGGTTTAAATGCTGTGACGATGTTTCTGGCAATCTTTCCTGCATTGCTGACAGCTGTTGCACCGCCGGTGTTCAATGAGGCATTAAATCCATTCATAGCTGTGGATGCGACATTATTGATACTTCCAACACTTCCCTGCAGACCCGACGATAAACTCTGACCAATGGATGAACCTGCCGTCATGGCCGTTACGGAAGCTGCTGAAAATGTATTGGTCGCAGATGTCACGACACTCTGTGCTGCAGATGTGACGGTTCCTGTACTGCTCTGCATACCGGATGCAACGCCGCTGGTTGCGGCTGTACCCATAGACGTAGCTGCAGAAGATACCTGCGGAATACCGGCATTGATAGAAGATACACTGCCTGATGTGACACTCTCGCCACCTTTTTCACCACCCGCGAACCAGTCACTGATGGATCCGAAGAAGTTTCCGATCTTACCGCCAATACCTGACAGACCGCCGAAGATACCTTCGCCAATAGCGGATACAATCTGACTGCCTACCGCCAACCAATCCGTTGCCATGATCGTATCAATCATGGATGATACGACCTGTGGAATGGCTAATATCAGCTGAGGGATGGCCGAAATAAGACCTTGTGCCAATGTACCGATAATCTGAGCTGCCAGCGTCAGAATTGTCGGCAGATTCTGTATAAATTCCTGAGCAAATGTCGAAATAGCTGTAACCGCTGAATTGATCAGTGTTGGCAGATTATTGGCAATACCCTGTGCCAGCGCAAGAAGCAGCTGCATACCGGATACGATCAGAGATGGCAATGCGGATGCAATGCCCACGAGCAGCGTTGATATCATATTAGTTGCTGATGTGGCAAGACTTGGAAGTGCGCTGATCAGACCGGATACAAGCGACTGAACCAATGTAACACCGCCATTTAAAACAGCCGGCAAATTAGCGGTTATCGTATCTAAGAGATCGGATACAAGTTTACCGCCTTGCTGAATCAAATCCGGAAGCCGGCTTGATATGCCATTTACCAGATTTGTGATTATCTGTGGACCTTTAGTCTGGGCCATTGACAACATCTGGTCGATCTGGGTACCGAACTGAGAATACAAAAGTCCAATTCCGGCCAGCGCTGCCGCAACCAGTGCCGCAGGCATCAATGCTTTTAAGGCAAGTCCCATAATCTTGGTCAGCCCGGAAGCTGTCTTCACTCCAAGATTTACAGCTGCACCGGCAACTGTTGAAAGTGCCTTGCCAACAACAGAGCCTGCCATCGAAAATGGTTTCAGGATGGTTGCTGCCTTGGATGACATTGAACTCAGCGCCGATGTCGCATTTTTGACACCTTTGCTCATGCTCTTGCCGATGCCATTGCCGAAGGATGATATCTTTGAACCTGTATTAGAAAGCGATTCCCATATTTTTATGCCGGAATCAGTAAACTTGGATGAAACCGTACTCATCGAATCGGCAATTGAAAAGCCGAATTCATCCAGGCTTGCGCCAAACCCTTTGAAAGTTTTTCGCATGCCTCGGATGTTCTTTTGAATACCTTTTCCAACTGAATCTATGCTGAATTTGCTCAGATTGCTTTTGAATCCTGCTGCTGATGAAGCAACGCTCGAAACAAGCCCGCCAAAACCACCACTTACAACTCCAATACCTTTACTGACTGCAGACCATGTACCACTGTTAAAGAATGCACTTGCGCCAACGACAGCACCGATACCGGCGATAGCAGCGCCAACGTTCTTGACACCGTCACTTGTGCCGGACAGCATCTTATTAACCTCGGCAACAACACCGGATAAACCAGATGTGGTATAGGCATTACTCAGATTTTCAACGGCATCTGCCGCCTTATTGACGACATCTGTTACAGACCGGACAACACTTCGCATAGCGCCGAGGCCGTCTTTAGAGTTGCCAAGTGCATTGACGGCGGTATAGATTCCGACGCTTAATCCATCCCAGGCAGATTTCAGTATAGTGACATCGCCATACAGGTTGTCCATTTTTACATCTGCCTGCTTTTGTGCGGCTCCTGTGGAATTATTGATTGAGTCTGCCAGACTGTTGTATTCATCGTCGGTAGCATTCAGGATAGCGAGCAGACCTTTCTGAGCTTCCATACCAGCTACCGTATTGGCCAACGCGGTTTTCTGCTCATTATTCATACCTTTGGTTGCGTCACGCAGTTCTGTCATGACATCCCCAAGGGCACGGGCATTACCACTAGAATCGTAGAATTTAACGCCCAACTTCTCAATAGCTTCTCTGGCACCGCTGGTATTGGTTGCCAGTCGGGTCATGACACTGTTGAGGGATGTACCGGCCATAGAACCTTTTAAGCCTCGGTTTGCCATTAAGCCGATAGCCAGAGACACATCCTCAATACTGTAGCCAAGAGAACCGGCCATAGTGCCGACATATTTGAATGTCTCACCCATCAGACCGACATTAGTATTGGCTGATGCTGCCGTTGCGGCCAAAGTATCCGCAAAGTATGTAGCATTTGCAACGCCTTTTGTCGTCCCATCAGCTGCCAGACCAAAAGCTGTCATGGCATCCGTTACTATATCGGAAACAGATGCCAAATCTTCTCCGGAGGCTGCCGCCAGATTCATGACACCCTCAATACCGTTTAACATGTCTTTGGCATCCCATCCGGCCATGGCCATGTAGCCCATGGCATCAGCGGCTTCTGATGCGGAAAACTTTGTCTTTGCACCCATTTCCTGTGCTTTTTCACTGAGGGCTTCAAAATCCGCACCGGTGGCACCACTTAAAGCCTGGACATTTGACATAGAGGATTCAAATGCCATACCGGTACTGACAACCGATGAGACCAGTGATTTCGCACCGCCTGCAATAGTATCAAAAGCCTTCTGCCCAATGCCCGTCAGGATGCCGAAACCAAGACCGGAAGAAATCTTTCCAGATAATGTATCAATGCTGCGACCCGCGTTATTGAGCGTGGAGGTAAAACCTCTGTCAACCGCTGATAAGACGGCTTTTACTGAATAATCTCCCATTATCGACCTCCTTTCAGCAAGTGGCCGATACCGTCAAACCGACTTCTTTTCTTCTTTCCAAGCGCCTGTCTGACAGCATTTCTGTAATCAAAAAACTGCGAGAACTTTGCATAGACAGGACG